AGTTTTAAGTTCCTTAATCTGTTTAAGCATAAAACCTGTTGGTTTATCTAACTCATAGTTATTACAGATGAATTCAATTAACTGTTTATATTCAGTAGATTCTCTTTCAATTTTCTTATAACACTCTTCACAATATGTTTTTGAAGCATGTATGTATTTTTCTTCTGGTTGTAATTTCTTCCCACAACCTTTACATGTTGATAATCTAGCCATATACACCTCTTCACAAAGAACAGGAGGGAAGAATCCCTCCCTTATTAAAATTAATTAAGATTGTATTTCTTAACTAATTCTTCCAATTTGATTGTTACTACTTTTGCAACTTCAATCTGTGCAGATGTAAGATCGTTAAATGTTTTAGGTGTTCCATCTTCATTAGTACCAATCTCTGTCTTTAAGATGTACATCGCTTCATCTAATCTTCCATTATCTGATAATAATGCTCCATACGATAATCCTTTTGCTTTTACTTCATCGAATGATTCTCCTTCATCGAGTTTTGTAATTAAGGATTCATCTTTTAACTCTTCGTTCTTGTATCTATTCTCAAATACTTTATCAAGATTAGATTTTAACTCTCCGATGTGCATTGTATCAGGTAATCCAAATTTATCCTTTAAATCTGGATATGTATCTGATTTCTTAAATGTAATTAATCTGTCAGAGGTTAATGGTGTTTTTGACTTATTATCAAGTTTCACACAACCAACCAAAAATGCGTCATGGAACATCTGTTGTGTTGTAGCCTCATCTAACTTTGTTTTGTAAATGACCTTATTTGTATTAAAATCAGTTGTCTTATATAACTGTGCGGTGAAATGAACTGGATATCCAAGATTTCTAATATCGTTTACAATCCCAGATAATGATTTTAGATATTTTTTACCCTTTGAATATCCAATATCTTCTATGATATCAACCTCTTTTTTAGCCTGAATAAATGACTTATTCATCTGTTCAAACTTATCAGCAGTATCAATTACAACACAACTGTATAATTTCTTTAACTGAGGATTTTTTAACTGACCATACACCTGTAATAATTCCGCTTCATCGTGTACTCTTACAGCCATAATATTAGGGACAATCATTGTTGCATCCTCTAATGCAATAAACAAAGGCTTCTTTCCTTCTGGTGCAACAGAAGTTAAAAATCTATTAATACTATCTGTTTTTCCATCTCCTGTTTCTCCAAGAAAAACAATTGGATAACCACTATAATCTCTACTAACTTTGTTTGGTGTTAAATCTAATAAATTTCCGATCATTAATAATTTTCTCCTTTATACTTTAAGTTTCTTATTATTCACCTACCCAAGATTACTCTTGAGTAGGCTTTTTATTTTACTGCTGCTGTGCAAATGGATTGTATGTAGTCTGTGGAGCAGGTGTGCTAGTATTCTTCTGGAATCCTTCTGCTGTCTGAGAAGATGATTCACCAGCCTTAATCTCTGCTAACTTAGCCTTTCTCTTAGACTTTAATGTGTCAATAATATCCTGTGTAAGTTCATGCTCAAATACTGTTGAAGCTGCAACACCAGACTTAACATCATTCTTTCTAATTGTTGTCTTTACCTTCTTAACAATATCTGTACCAAATGCAGCCTTCTCTACAACTTCCTGAATATCAACAGAGTTAA